CCACTGATATTGTTTTTAGTACCGACGGCACAAAAATGTTTATTGTGGGCAACGCTGGCGATGACGTTAACGAATACGACTTAAGCGTTGCGTTTGACATATCAACGGCTAGCTACAACTCTTCGCTTTCCGTTTCCTCGGCGGACACGGCCCCTCAAGCTATTGCCTTCCGAGACGACGGCGAACAACTTTTTGTCCTTGGCGCACAAAACGACAGTATATACCGCTATTCCATACCCACGGCCTTTGACATATCTAGCTCAAACGGCGTGGTTCAGCAGACTTTGAATATAAGCTCCTATGAATCAACTCCTACAGGATTAGCGTTTAACCCCGAAGGCACTCAAATATATGTGCTCGGATCAAACGGGCGCGATGTAACCATCCTCAGCTTAAGCACCCCGTGGAACATTGGTACGGTAACTAGCGCCAACACCTTTTCGGTAAACGCACAAGATACTTCCCCAACCGGCATAGCTTTTGGGGGAGGCCCTGTTAGCAACCTGTCTCAAGGCCGTTATATAGGTATCGCTGACGGGGCCTATGCGGACGGCACGACGGCTACCGTACAGCTCGCTGGCGCGGTGGATGATGCCCAGACGGGGCTTACGGCGGGTAAAACGTACTATGTTCAGCAAGACGGTTCGCTAGCAGTCACCCCAGATGTGCCGGAGGTTGAGGCGGGTTACGCTATCTCTGCGACCGAGCTTCTTGTAAAAGGCGCCTACAGCAGCGTTACCTCTGAGGGGGCTTATACCCCGCCTCCCATGGCCTTTAACTTGTCGGGCCTTTCGCGGGGCCAGCGGTTGATGTTTATCTCTTCAACCGTGCTTGTCCCGACCGAAGATATAACCGTGTTAGTTACCTGCGTAGGAGGAGGCGCTGCGGGAGAGATAAGCACAAGTAGCTCTGGCCTTGATGGAGGTGGCGCAGGCGGTCTTTGCCAGAGCATGCTTACTTTAACCGCAGGGGAAACTTACACCTTAACCGTGGGGTCTGGAGGCACAACGAGTAGCGGGGGGACTACTAGCTTCTCGGGGACAGGCGTAACGACCATGACCGCTTCAGGCGGAGGGAGGCCCACAGGAGGCAGCGCTTCCGGGGGCAACATCGTCAATAACAAAGGCGGCAACGGGTGTAGTGGGTCTTACGGTGGTGGCGGTGCTATAGGGGTGCTTAAAGACGGAGAAGCAGGCACTGCTGGGTCATCGGGGGTTGGGGGCAGTATTGATTTTCTCCCGAATATTTTCCCGATTTACGTCTCCTTTAATGGTTCTGATGGCGCCAATAGTGCCAGCGGCTATCAATCCCCAATGGGGTCCTATAGCTTTGGCGGTAGGACCGGGATTGGTTACGGGTCCGCAGGGGCATGCGGCGGGACGGGTAGCGGCGGTGGCGGGGCGTCCTCCAGTCGTTCAGCTATTGGTGGTTCAGGAGGATTCCCCGGTGGTGGTGGCGGTGCAACCGCTTCTGGCGACAGTGTTTATGCTTACGAAGAAGGTGTAGGCGCTGATGGCTGCATCGTGATCGAGGTGCTCTGATGGCTATTTATCTCATCAAAGACAGCGAAGGTAACGTGGTTAACCGTATCCACGCCGACGAAGCGTTTGTCTCCGCCATCTATGAGCACTACGAGGTGGAGAAACCCCCAAAGCCTACCGCAGAAGATATTGCCCGCGAGGCGCGAGCGTGGCGCGATGCTGAGCTACGGGAGACCGATACGCTCATGCTCCTGCCCGACTACCCCGGGAAAGAAGCGTTAACGACCTACCGGCAGGCGCTACGGGACTGGCCTAGCACCGATACTTTCCCCGACACTCGGCCTGTACTGGGCTAGGGAGCCGATATGGCATACATAGGTAGAAGCCCGCAGCTCGGCGTCCGCACCCGGTACTATTACACGGCGACCGGCGGTGAGACCTCCCTGTCTGGGCCTGACGATAACGGCGCAACGCTGGTCTTCAGCGACGGGACCTATGTGGATGTCATGCTCAACGGCGTCACGCTGGTCGCGGGCACGGACTACAACACCGGCACGACCAACACTATCTCCGGCCTGACGGCCCTGACCGCTGCGGATGTGGTCGAGATCGTGGTCTACGACGTGTTCTCCGTGGGCGATGCGGTCTCCAAGAGCAACGGCGGGGCCTTTGAGGGTGCGGTAACCTTCAATGCCGGGCTAACGGCCAACACGGCGGACATCAACGGTGGCACGGTTGACGGGGCGACTATCAACGATAGCCCTATCGGCGGCACCACCCCTGCTGCTGGTGCGTTCACTACCCTTGAGGCCACGTCGCTAGACAGCACTCCCATCGGGGGCACCACTCCGGCAGCGGGGACCTTCACGACCGCAGAAGCTGACCACTACCGCCTCGGGAATGTCACTACCGGAGCCTCGGGGGCAACGCTTACGGCAGGGCAGTTCTTTATCTCCACAGCAGCCACGCAGACTGTCACACTGCCCGGATCACCCTCCGCCGGAGATACAGTCTATATCGGGGTCCAAGATTTCACGGACACGGTGGTAGGGCGCAACGGCGAACCCATCATGTCCACCGCAGAAGATATGACCATTGACGTAGCGAACGTGACCCTGACCTTCACCTACGTCAACGGCACGATTGGCTGGAGAGTGTACTGATGAGCAACCTGTCTACGTTTTTCCCGAGCGGGGGTGCGACCCCTCTAGCTGACTCAATCCCGCAAATGTTTCAAGCTGATTACACCCGACTTGATTTGTACTACAGCGCGGGCATTAACGCTTCAACGGCAGCCAACTTTTGGACAGCTATTGATCTTCAGGGCGCATATATCACCAGCACTAGCCCAACTGCTTACACGGAAATTGTAAGCGTCACAGGGTCAGGGATGCTGGGAACCATCGTGACAGGTTCGCTCAGCGGGAGTGATGACGTTTTTATTGAGGTTACGATTGATGACGAGGTTCGGGAGTGGCGTCTGTATATCGGCACAGGTGGCTGGCGTGGCATTTTAACCTTTTCGCCAAATAACGGTTGGGGCCTCAATGGATTCGGCATGATCTCCTCCTCCTCCGCTAACTTTGATCCGACCCGAACGACGGCTTACTCGACGCGAGACACCACAACCGGGACGGCAGACGATGTTTACATAAGTCCGGCTATTCTTACGCAAGGCATACGATTCAAGAGCAACATGAAGGTTCGGATCAAATGCGCCACAGCGTTCTTTTCGACCGCGAACCTTAACAATCACGGGGTGCTTTATGTCATTGACTAACCTAACCAACCCCGGCGCCGAACCAGTAGACGGTGACCGCGTGGAGTACACGACGCCGAACGGCGGGCGTATCGTCAAGGTGTACCACGTTCCCGCAGAGCCTACGGCGGAAGACATCGCTCATAGCGAGCGCAAGTGGCGTGACCTAGAGCTTCAGCGCACGGACTGGATCGTGCCTGTAACCGACCACCCCCAGCACGCAGCGTACATGGCCTATCGCCAAGCTCTTCGTGATTGGCCCAGCACTGAGGCCTTTCCCGACACCCGACCTGCACTAGGAGCATAACCATGGAAGCATTTTTCGCAATCTTCGACGCACTGCCCGCTTGGATCAACGCCCTGACGGCGCTTGTGACGGCGGCTACGGCTATCACGGCCCTGACCCCCACGAAAGCCGACGACAAGTACGTCAGCATGGCCCTGCGGGTCCTGAATACCATCGCGGGCAACGTGATGAAGAACAAGAACGCGGATGATGTAGACCCCGCGTAAGTAGTACAGTTGTAAACAGGGCCGTGGTTATGGGGGGCGCAGCCCATGTTAGACCCTATAACTGCCATAGCCACGGCTACGGCGGCGTTCAATGGCGTCAAGAAGTTAGTCGCAGCGGGGAAGGAGCTGGAAGACTGCATGGGTCAGATGGCCCAGTGGTACACAGCCATATCCGATCTGGGGGAGGCAGAGAAAGCTGCCAAGAACCCGCCGCTGTTCAAGAGACTTACGGGCGGAAAGTCCGTCGAGCAGGAAGCGCTAGAGATATTTGCGCACCGCAGAAAGGCGCAGGCGCAGGAGAAAGAACTCCGCGAGATTATCCTGTATGCCTACGGCAAAGATGCTTGGACCGAACTTATCGGCTTGAGGAGGCGCATTCGGCTGGAGCGCGAGAAGGCCATCTATGCACAAAAGCGTAAGCGCGAAAACACGTTCTGGACGACGCTTACTATCGTGGTGCTAACGTTTTTGTGCTACGGATTTTACGCTACACTCACCTTCGTGATTACTGAGCTAAGACCTGACACCGAGGAGGTTCAGGCCGACTGAAGGAACGCGCTATGGAATTTGGCATGGATACCGCGTGGAGCGGATTGCTTACGGCTATCTTGGGCGCTCTAGCTTGGACGTTTAAAAGCAGAGCTGACGAATTACAGCGAATAAGCATCCTGCTCAACCGTACTCGGGAAGAGATCGCCAAAGAGTACGTTACCAAAGCCGAAGTCCATGCCGACATAAACCGCATCATTGACCGCCTTGAGGCTCTGGATGCCAAGCTTGATAGGCTGATGGAGCGCCCATGAACTTCGACGCCATCAAGAACATCGTCGGTGCCGTAGCACCCACCCTCGGAACGGCGCTTGGTGGTCCCCTTGGTGGTGCAGCAGCTTCAGCCATTGCAGGGGTTTTGGGTTGCGACAACGATCCTCAGAGCTTGCAGAAAGCGCTAGCAAAGGCCACTCCCGAGCAGCTCACCGAGATCAAGAAAGCCGAGCTGGACTTCGAAGCCCGCATGAAGGAGCTAGACGTTGACCTCTACGCGCTCCAGACCCAAGACACCGCCGACGCCCGGAAGCACTTTGCCAAGGACTGGACGGCGCGGTTCCTAGCTATCGCTCTGTGCCTTCTGTTTGCTGGGTACATCATCTTGGTAACCGTACTGCCCCCGGACCAGAACAGCGATGCGATCATTAACCTCATCCTTGGCTCGATTACTGGTTCGTTTAGCACGGTTATTGCGTTCTACTTCGGCAGCAGCCAGCGGCAGGACTGATATGAAGGAACGTATGAAGACAGGTACGGAAGGTGTTGAACTTATTAAGCATTTTGAAGGGTGCCGTCTGGAAGCATACCTATGTCCTGCTAACGTGTGGACTATTGGCTATGGGCATACTGGCGGCGTCCGAGAAGGTGACGTGATCGATCAAGAAGCGGCGGAAGCCTACTTGATTGAAGACCTTGAGGAGTTCGAAGGCTATGTTAACGACATGGTGGAAGTCGCTCTCAAGCAAAATGAGTTCGATGCTCTCGTGGCGTGGGTGTTTAACCTTGGCCCGGGCAATTTCAAGGAAAGCACTCTCCTTAATCGCATTAATTATGGACCTATTAGCGACGTGCCTACGCAAATCCAGCGATGGAATCGAGCGGGCGGCAAAGTTCTTGAGGGGCTTGTGAAGCGCCGTGCAGCCGAAGCTGCATTGTGGCAGGGACTGGACTGGCGGGAGGCCGTATGAAGAAGGTTGTTCAACCTAAGTTCTTAGGATCAGGTATTATTGATCCCGCCCATGAGCTTGAAGTGGTCTGCGCCAACTGCGGTTTCGACGTGGACGAGGCAGAGCTTGCGGCAGACACCTGCTCAGACTGCGGTGAATCCCTAGTCCTCAAGCAGAGCGTAGCAATCAAGGTAACCACCGTGCCGATGTCTGGCGCGACTATGTGATGGGTTCGCTATGGCTCTACAGAAGGTACTGCTCAAGCCGGGTGTAAACAAAGAACAGACTCGGTACACCGACGAAGGCCGCTGGTACGACTGCGATAAGGTGCGGTTCCGTCAAGGCTTGCCTGAGAAAATCGGCGGTTGGCAGCGTACCTCTACTTACACTTACCTCGGCACTGCCCGGTCTCTTTTCAACTGGGTCACACTGGGCTCGCAAAACCTCGTTGCCGTAGGCACGAACCTCAAGTACTACATTGAGCAGGGCGGCGAGTACTACGACATCACTCCCATCCGCAGCACCACTGCTGCCGGGGACGTAACCTTTTCTGCTACCGATGGCTCTTCCACGATCACAGTCAGCGACACGGATCATGGGGCTATCGTCAACGACTTTGTGACATTTAGCGGCGCTGTATCTCTGGGCGGTAACATTACAGCCGACGTGCTGAACCAAGAGTATCAAGTCTCCCTCGTGGTCGATGCAGACACCTACGAGATTGTCGCGAAGGACACGGGAGGAGCCACGGTCACGGCTAATGCTAGCGACTCGGGTAATGGCGGAGCCTCCGTGGTCGGTGCCTACCAGATCAATACTGGCCCTGAACTTCCCGTGCCGCTTGTGGGTTGGGGCGCTGGTGGCTGGGGCCTTGGTCCTTGGGGTACAGGTACGACTGGGCTTGAGCCTATCCGCCTCTGGAGCCAGAGTAACTTTGGTGAGGACCTGATCTTCGGACCTCGGGGTGGAGAAGTCTTTATCTGGGATGCAAGTGTAGGTATTGCCTCTCGGGGTACCTATCTATCGGCGGAGGCTGGAGCGTCAAACGTTCCTGTGGTGCAAAACATAGTTTTTGTGTCGGATAACCGCTTTGTCTTCTGCTTCGGCGCCAATGATATTGGTAGCAGCGACCTAGACCCCATGCTAATTCGGTGGAGCGATCAGGAAGACGCCACCAACTGGACTCCTGCAGCGACGAACCAAGCAGGTAGCCTGCGCCTCTCCACAGGTAGCGAGATCATTACGGCGATCCAGTCTCGCCAAGAAATCCTAACGTGGACCGATTCTGCGGTGTATTCCATCCAGTACCTTGGGGCGCCAGCCGTATGGGGCGCGCAGCTTCTTGCGGACAACACCTCCATCGTAAGCCCCCGCGCAGCCGTATACGCATCGGGGGTAGCTTTCTGGATGGGCCGGGACAAGTTCTATCGCTACGACGGTCGAGTGCAACCCCTACGCTGCGACTTGCTGCGGTATGTATTTAACGACTTCAACCTAGATGAGGTCGATCAGGTTTTTGCTGGTACGAACGAAGAGTACCAAGAGATTTGGTGGTTTTACTGCTCTGCGGGCTCGCAGACCATCGATAAGTACGTTGTGTACAACTACATGGAGGACATCTGGTACTACGGTACGTTAGCGCGTACGGCGTGGAGCGATACGGGGCTTCGGGATTACCCCATCGGCGCGACGTACTCTAACAATCTTGTCTATCATGAATTGGGGGTTGATGATGACGAAACCGGCACGCCTACTGCAATCAACGCTTACATTACCTCATCCGAATTTGACTTGGATGACGGCCATAAGTTCGCGTTTATTTGGCGTGTGTTACCGGATATTACTTTCGATGGCTCGACTGCTGAATCCCCGCAGGCCACCCTAACGCTACTCCCCCTCGCTGGTTCAGGCTCTGGGTATAACAGCCCTGCGTCGGAAGGCGGTACCAATGCTGCAGGCATCACACGCAGTGCGACCGTCCCCGTAGAGGCGTATACCAACCAGCTCAATGTTAGGGTCCGTGGGCGCCAGCTATCCATGAAGATTGCCTCCGATCAACTCGGAGTACAGTGGCAGCTTGGCGCTCCACGCCTTGATATGCGACCGGATGGGCGGCGCTAGTGGCTAATGAAGTTGATAAGGTTGCTGCACCTGCCCTTCCGCTTGCCCAGGATAATTACAACCGATCTGTAACGGATCAGTTCAACAACATCCTGCGCTTGTTCTTCCGGCGCCTTACCAACGTAATTAACGAGATACTGAGCACTGAGGACGGCGGCAAAGTTCTATACATGCCTCGGGGGTTGTTTTACAGCACGACCGGCCAGACCGCCGTTGCAACTAATACTGGTTACCCGGTGGAGTTTGAGAACACCTATATCGGCAACGGTACGTCCATCGGAGGCGTAGACAATACCCAGATCACCGTATCTGCTGATGGTGTATACAACTTTCAGGTAACTTTGACGACGCAACACACGAACTCGTCAGATGTTACGATTTGGACGTGGATCAACAAGAATGGCACAGACGTGCCCTACGGTGGACAGAAGCAAACCATCAAGGGTAACGGCGACAAGGCTGTTTACTGGAACTTTTCTATCGACCTGACGGCGGGCCAATATATCGAGATGTACTGGGCGACAAGCGACACCGCTTTGAGCTTGCATACTGAGGCAGCAACAAGTCCTCACCCCGGTATCCCCTCAACCATCGTCGCCGTCTCGTTCGTAAGTAATTTGTAGGGGTAAACATGGATAAGCGTAGGCAAGGCATAGCCGGACTCAGAGCCCCCATGGCACGGGACGTTGCGCGCCTGTCTCAGTATTCCCGTGGCGATGATCGGAACCTTGCCCACGTCGCCCCCGGCGACACCATCATCCCGCCTGAGTTGATGCAGGCTAACCCTGACTTTGCCGACATGGTGATGCGGGCTCTTGCTGGTGCAGGCATTGACCCTGCTAAGCGCGTCGTAGACTCCGGCGCAGCCCGTCGTAACCCGGTGACCGGTGCTCAGGAGTTTGATGCGGCGGAATTTTCTGACTTTTATAGTACGGCTGCAGACATATATTCAGACTTAACCTATGGGCAATCGCCCGATTACAGCTTCGAAGACTACTACAACGACTTGCTTGCACAGGACTACTACAACAACGTAGTTAGTGGCGGGCGTCAAGGTGGTGATCCTTTCGGCGGATATGGCGCTTACGCTGGCGCCCCCGGTGGCACTGGGCCTATCACTGACGAAACGCTTTATGGTGATCCCACGCAGGTTCCTGGGTATACCCCACCTACGACCACTACGCCGACGACCACTACGCCGACGACCACTACGCCGACGACCACTACGCCGCCCCCTGCGGCTCCTGACGATACTGCGTTCAACACGCTCATGGACCAACTGGAGAGTGGACAGTACGTCTATGGGGATGCTGGTAAAGCCCGCGATAGCGGCGAAATGACGCAAGAACAGTTCGATGCGTTTGTAGACGAATTCAACAAGTACACCGGCACTGTTCCGGGGCAACGCCCCTATACCGCAGGTGAAACAGTTACTGGACCCTATGTTCCGCCCGCTGCGCCCACTACGCCCGGACAAACCGAAACCACGTCCAGTGCAACAGCGAGCACGACCCCGTCCCGGGGCTCAAGGACCTATGCTGGTGTACCGCAGGAAATCCTAGATCGGGTTGAGGTTGGTATAGAACTTCCCATCCCCGGCCCGGGCAATATGCCACTGCCGCTTATCTTTGGTTCGGTGCAGGACTTCATTGACTGGGTACAGTCCGTAGGCATTGACCCTACTACTGGCAATCCTGATGACTTTTTGGGGACTTTGGGGCGTGTTGTAGGGGATATTTTTTCTACCGCTACCGATGCGTTCAAAGGTGCGGTTAAGGGCGCCACTACGGGGCAGATCGACCGTTTCGAAGATTTCGTTAACCAGATGATTCGGGCGGGTACCTTCAACCCCGGGGCAATCCTCGCAAAAGCAAAGGACGAGTTACCTGATCTCTTCGGTGGTGGCGGTGGCGGTGGCGGTGCGACTATTCCGCCCTCTACAGGTACTACGACTACTGGTCCCGGTGGCCTTGAGCCTGATTTTGCACTTCCCGGGGGCGAGGAAGAAGATGACGACACGGGAACAGATACTGGCACTGATACTGGGGTCGATACTGGGACTGGCGTTGATACGGGCACTGGAGTTGATACTGGCGTAGATACCGGCGTTGATACTGGTACGGGTGTTGATACTGGTACGGGTGTTGATACTGGTACGCCTGAGCCTCCGGTAGATGATCGTGAAACAGGGTTTGACCCTGCACCTGACGACGTTTCTAAGCCTGTTGACGAGCCCCCTATCGTAGATGAGCCAGTAGGCACACCGGAAGATACTGATACTGGGACTGGCGTTGATACTGGCGTTGATACTGGCGTTGATACTGGCGTAGATACCGGAGTAGATACCGGAGTAGATACCGGAGTAGATACCGGAGTAGATACTGGTACTGGAGTTGATACTGGTACTGGAGTTGATACTGGTACTGGAGTTGATACTGGTACTGGAGTTGATACTGGTACTGGAGTTGATACTGGCGTAGACGTTACCGAGATTGAGGATGTCATAAACGGCGGTGGAGAAGGTACGGGGACAGGACAATTCACTCCTGATGGCGGTATCCCCGGCGTTGATTACGACCCCAATTTCCCCGGTTTGCCTCCGGGCTATGGCGAAGGTACTGGTACTGGTACTGGCACTGGTACTGGCACTGGCGTAGACGTTACTGAGATTGAGGATGTCATAAACGGCGGTGGTGATGGCCTGGGCGGCGGTGGTGATGGCCTGGGCGGCGGTGGTGATGGCCTGGGCGGCGGTGGTGATGGCCTAGGTGGTGGCGATGGCCTAGGTGGTGGCGGTGGTGATGGCCTAGGTGGTGGTGATGGCCTAGGTGGTGGTGATGGCCTAGGT